TGGACGTGACCGGCGCGAGCCCGCGACCTCCTGCCCCCGCGTACCAGCAGTACATATGGGGTGTGCCGAGGGTGGACCTGATGACTATCATGCTGGAGGAGGACCAGGAGCGAATCAAGGAGGAGCTGGGCGAGCCCGTCCGGCAGTACCGCGGCGACCAGCTCCTGTATGCGCCCTATGTTACCCGCTCGTTCACTCCCTACGGGTTCCCGCCGATGGAGCAAGCGATTCTGCCCATCACCATCGGGCTGCGGCGCCAGCAGTGGGCGCTCGACTTCTTCTCCGAGGGCTCGATACCCGGCATGTTCGTTATCGCCCCGCCGGAGTGGACACCCCAGCAGATACGGACGTTCCAGGACTCGCTGAACGCCCTGGGCGGCGACGTGGCCATGAAGTGGCGGGTGATCGTGCTTCCCGGCGGCTCCAAGCCCGAGCTGCAGAAGCCCCCCGAGGTGGCGAGCGCTGCTGACCAGTTCATCGTCGAAAGCGTCCTGATGGCGTTCGATGTGAAGCCGATGGAGCTCGGTGTGGCACCATCGGGCCAGCACGGACTTGGTGGACGGGGGTTGGCCGAGGCGTCCCAGAAGGCGGCGCAGCGGCACTCTCTGGTGCCTCTCCTGCGGTGGCTGGAGTCGGCGGTCTTTGACTATGTTATACAGAACGTCTGGGGTCAGCGCGACATGCGGTTCCGGTTCATCGGCGCGGAGGAGATGGAGGATGAGGGCACGAAGGCCGAGACGATGAAGACCTACGTGTCTGCGGGGATCCTCACATTGGACGAGGCCCGCATGGCCATTGACCAAGAGCCGTACGGTCTGCCGGGGACCGGAACGCCGCTCGTGCTGACGGCGACGGGCTATGTCCCGGTTACCGGTACGGCGCTGCCGGAAACTGCCGCGTCGGATGGTGGTACCGCTGAGGAGCCGGCGCCCGAGGCGCAGGGCGAGCCTGCGGCGGTAAGTGGGGAGAATGCGCCGGCGCCGGCGCCCGAGCCAGCGAGGGAGTCGGAGTCTCACCCTGAGGTGAAGGCTGCCAACCCGTACGAGGAGCTGGAGCGGCTTGGGAGGTACCTGCGCCGCGGTCGTGATCCGGGGCGGTTTAGGTCGGATGTGCTGCCCGCATCGCTGGTGAAGGCCGTGGCTGTCGGGTACGCTGCGGGCGACCGGTCGGCTCTTCCCCGCGTACGGCGGCTCTTGAAGATGCGGGAGGCGAGGGATGAGACCGTTAACAAGATTATGGAGGACCTGGCTCACAAGCTCGGCGGCCTGGCGGGTAAGCTCGCTAAAGGCGATATCGTTGACATGGCCTTCGTGGACGGTGCCGTTGACGAGCTGAAGGCAGCCTACCAGAAAGCACTCGAAGGTGGCGGCAAGGCGGAGTACGAGGGGTACGAGCTGACCGCCGAGGACATCAACATCGCGCTCCAGTACGCCGTTCAGCAGCGCCAATATCTTGCCGGCCTTGCGAGCGATGTGATGGAGATGGCCACGAGTGAGGTGGGGGAGCCGATGCTGGATGAGGGGCAGGCTGCGGCCCTGCGGAACCGCCTGGGTCTCTATGCCTCAACGGCATACGCCCGCTGGGAGGAGGGCCGGCTGCACGGATACAAGGCGCGGACCGGCGACACATCCCCCCGGATTACCTGGCATACCGTGGGTGACTCGGAGGTCTGCGAGCTGTGCGCTGAGCGCGACGGCGAGGTGTACAAGGAGAACGACCTGCCGGGGTTCCCTGGTGACGGCGGGTTCGGGGACCTGTGCGAGGGCGCCGTCAACTGCCGGTGTTTCCTGAGTTGGAGCCCGGGCGAGGAAACGGAGCCCGTGGAGGAGGGAGCTGGTGACTGACCTGCTGGCGGCGTTCAAGGCAGGTTTCACTGAGGGAGCGATGCCTGCGCGCCCGACGGTCTGTGTTGATGTCGATGGCGTTTTGGCATTCTTCATTGAGGCGGCGTTGGCGGCTCTGAACGCGGAGTTCGGCACCGAGTATCGTCCTGACGCCGTGCACCACTATTGGTTTGAGAGCTGGCTAGGCGATCCGGCACAGGTGAAGTGGATCAACGAGCAGTTCGGCCGGCCGATCTTCTACGCGAACCTGGCGCCCGACTTCGGGGGCATTGCGGCTCTCAACGCCCTGCGCCGGGGTGGTGTGCCGATACGGATCGTGACGGATAGACCTGTGGAGACGGAGGATGTGACACGCGAGTGGCTGGAGCGCTGGCGGGTGCCGTTCGACGGTATGGACATCGGCCCGGGCTCTAAGCGGCGGGTGGCTCGGTCCGCATCGCTTGAGCAGCCGCTGGTGTTCATCGACGACGACCCCCGCAAGGCAGCCCAACTCCCCCGTCCGGGCGTAGAGTTGCTGATGCCGCGTCGGCCGTGGATGCCGAAGAGCGGCGTGCCGAATGCTATCGTGTTCGATACCTGGAGTAGGGTTCTTGCCAGGTTTGGGATCGAGCCTGATATCACGGACGTGCCTCAACTAGCCAGGCGTCCAACGAGTTAGGAGGTTGTATCGCGGATACAGGACTGGTGTCAGGCCCGCAGGCCGACACCTACATTCACGTGCCGTTTGTTTTCAAGGAGCGCACTGACGATGGTGCGCTCCACGTGTATGGCAAGGTCACGGGGCCACAACTGGACCTCGACGAGCAGATTGTCGACGAGAAGTGGGCCAAGGAGGCGCTCGCGGAGTGGTTTGAGAAAGCGGCGAACATACGGCAGATGCACTCCGCAAGCATCCCGCCAGCGGGCAAGGGCGTCGAGTTGGAGGCCAAGGGGTGCGATCATTGGCTGAAGAGCCGCATCGTGGAGCCTGGGGCACAGAGGCTTGTCGAGGAGGGGGTGTACACCGGCTACTCCATTGGGATCAAGGCGCCCCGCATCATCCGCGATCCTCAGGCGCCGAACGGGCGAATTGTCGGGGGTAAGATCGTCGAGGTTTCGGTGGTGGACTATCCCGCCTTGGAGTCTGCGAAGTTTGTGGTTGCTAAGGCCGTGGAGCCCGACGGACATGTGGAGTACGTCGGCAGCAAGGAAACGGAGCCGGAGATGGAGAAACGTGATTTTGACCCGAATGTGGGTGGGGGCGTGGACCGGGAGAAGATCCCTGACGAGGACTTTGTTGACCCGGATCGGCGGCGGTTCCCCATCGTGACCCCCGGCGATGTGTCCGACGCGGTGAGTTCGTATGGTCGGGCGAAGCCGCCCATCCCGTTCGAGAAGTTTAAGGAGCGGCTGATGGCCATAGCCCGTCGGAAGGGGCCGGCATTCGAGAAGGAGCTTCCCCAGAGCTGGAAGGACGGGGAGAAAGATGGGGAGAAATCGACGGCCAAGGCGGCCAACGAGGGGGCGAACAAGTCCGTCCTGAAGCGCCTCCACGACCTGCTCTGCCCGGCCTATGACCTAGCCGCTGTCCTGTTCTCCTACCCCGAGGTGGCGAAGGATGGCCTGGTCATGCAGCTTGGCCCCGATGCCAGACGAAGCGTCTGGCAGTTGCTCCAGAACGAGGTGGAGGAGGACGGGGGGACCGGGACGGAGTCGGTCGATATCCAGCAGCTGGCCGAAGTCTATAGTTCGCTGTGTGGGTTCGTGCGGTCAGAGGCGTTCGACGCCGCTATGGAGGGGATGGAGGGGATGCTGCTGGCCGCGCGCGCTGATGAGCGGAAGGCGTTCGAGCAACAGTTTCCCGGCGTCTATCTACGGCCTGGCGATCCCCCGCCGCCGGGCACATTCCGACGGCCGGCTATCGGCGACGGTCAGGCTAGGGCGTCCGCGCCGAGTGCGGACAAGAACCCGCCGATGCCGGCACCTCAGGCGCCCGCACCATCGCGGTTCTCGCGCGACTATATTGACGCGGGGCATGCCAGGGAGACGGCCACTGGTAGTGCCAAGACATCGGCGCAGAAGCCTAACCCGCCCGAGGCGTCGGAGTTTGATCGGCCGCCCCTGAAGGAGGGGCAGCAGGAGGTGAGCCCGGGCAACAGTGATGCTGGCAAGCCGTCGGCGGGCTCTGCTGGCCGGGTCTACTACACGCAGGCGGCTCGTGACCAGATGCGAGCGGCCCTGCGGGCAATACATGATAGTCTGGCCGCGCTCGATGACCAGATCTGTCCGATGGGAGCCCATGGATCGAGTGAGACGATTGATACTGGAGGCGATTCCGTGCCGGAGCCTGTCAAGACGGGGGCAGTACCCGACCTCGTGAAGCGAGATGATGATGTGGCGGCGCAAGTCCGCGCGGCTGTGGAGGCGGCAGAGGCCGCAAAGGCGGCGGCGGAGGAGAGGGCTGCGTCACTCGCCAGGGAGGTCGAGGAGCTGAAGGCCACCGTCGAGAAGCTGGCCGCGGAGCCGGACCCGAGGCAGGCCCCCTTCCGGGGTACTGCTGTACCGAGGCCGGCTGAACGAAAGAGTGCCACGAACGACGCCATCCTGGCCGGGCGCGAGCAGGCTCGCCGGGAGGAGATTGAGCTGCTCAACCGCATGATGGCCAGCGCACCCGAGCCCGCCGTGAAGGCGTGGGCCAGGGAGCGGCTGGCAAAGATGGCTGATACCAAAAACTAGGAGGTTGTATCGCAGAGACACTAGACACTGCCCTGCCTGTCCCCGATGTGACGAGTGCGGCTGGGCATGCATCCGTATTCAAGGACGTGGCTGTTGGGTCGGTCGCGGTTACGTCCGAGTTGGTCAAGGGCGTGGGGTACGCCCGGGGCAAGAGCCGACCCGAGGAGGACCCACAGGTCCTCGCTCCACTGGTATTCGAGGCCGAGAAGGCTGTCAGGGCCGCAGTGAGGAAGGGGATCTCGGCGCCGGCCGAGGTGGTGAAGGGGGTGAACCCTTCGTTCCTGCCGGTGCTGAGCGGGTTCCTCCAGTCGAATCCCACGGCTGCGGGGATCGACAGGTTCGTGTCGCAGCTCAACCAGGAGCTGAGCGCCGCGCTGGGGAAGGACATCAGTCTGACGAGCCCACTGGCGAGCGGCCTGGTTCCGTTCGATTTGGTC